TCACCTACTTGGTTAGTCATACGCTCGACTACCAACTGTGCCATGTAGTTTGCTCTACTGGTGCTGTAGCCTGTCTTTGTCTTGGCAACAATGTCAGAGATACGAGATGCAGTAGCTTTGCCACAACGCTGTGCAAACCATTCTGGTGTGCCTTGTTCAATATCGCTCATGCTTCCCTCGCTATCAACATATCGTCTGCCATTTCATATGCAAGAGGCGCAATATATTTATCACCACACTTAACACACCCACCATCGTGAGCGTCAGCGGCAATTAAACCTTGCATAGCCTTTGCCGCAAAGTAGTCCCGCAAGGTCATGCCACTGTGACCACTGCTTACCCAATCGTTAAGCGTTACTTCGTTACTACTTGGAAATGCTGGTGGGTTGTTCATTTCAATGCTCCTTTACGCTTCACTGTGCCAACCAAATTTCCACCATTAATTTCAGATAAAAGATGCTTGGCAACATTTAAAACTTGACGAGCATTGTTTGAGTCGCCTTCAGCTATTAAATCTTGAGCATTGGTTATTAAATCAATAACAACACTGTTCCCGCCTTTGACTTTGTATGTAATGGTTTGCGTAATACCCAAAGCATATTTTTCAATATGGTCAACGCCATATCTGCGTCTATTGCGGCTTACTTCTGGATATGAAGTCATTTCAACGCCCCTTTACGCTTTTCTTTAGCATCAATTACTTTTTTCTGCCAAGTCTTATCAGAACCGCAAGCACTGTAAGCAGTGGTGTAAACATTCTTCAACTCCTCAATGGTGGATGCCGCTTCAATAGCCGCTAAATGGTCAATCATCATTCCTACATCTATGTCTGAACCCTCACCTTCAGGCAAGTCTTCTCCAGCATAGATATACAGACCCAAACCATGCAGAGACAAAGCCTTAGTCATGCAACGCATGATGGCAGTGTTGACTGCAAACGCATCGGGATTAGGGATTGCTTTGTTTTTGTAGTCCATCACTGGTAGCTGGCAAGTCATTGGTTTGCCAAACATAGTGACTGTTACGAACACCATTGCAGTGCCGTTTATGTCCATGAAACACTTGTCACCAAACATTTCGATCTTGTAAGTTGCATCGGGGTCTGCTTTGAGTGCTTCTGCCCATGCCCACGCCCATGAAAGATATGTCAAATTTCCTTTCTTCTCAGTATGCTCGTTGACATTCTTACCGAGAAGACTTAACACCTGTTCTTGATTCATTCCTTGACTCCTATTGCATCGTTAAAAATATCTATTGCTTCTTTGTTAACTGCCCACATTGCCAACAGCGTCAAATCGCTGTGCATTTGAGCAATATCTTTATTGAACCCTACGAATCTTTTGTGTAGGCACTTCTCCTCCAGACTCTTTGTTGTTCTTTCTATCCGCATTAGGATTGTTGAATAATCCAGCATTTTTCACTCCTGTTGAATGCTTCTTCCATGTTTCTGACACATCGGTCAGGGCTGAGTTCACATACCCGAATGTTGGGTCGGTGATTAGTTTGGATGGCATAACCATCCTTTGCGTCTTAGGCTTCTCTTTCAATTTTCTAGCCGCCTTTTGTCGCAATTTCGTGCGCTCGCTCAAACTGAGTGTAGGAGTCCAAATCTGAAAATAAGATAAAAAACGAGTCATCGCAACATTTATCTGTTGGGTTACGAGGTTTAATGCAGAACGAACAGTAATACTCATTGGAATGCTCCTCAATGATTCTTTCAAGATTCAGCTTAGTTTTCATTGCTGGCCTCGCTGTGGTAAGGGTTGATTTTAGGCAACTTAGGCTTGTTCTGTTCAATAGCCTCACGCTGTAATTCCATGCGGTAAAAACGCCACAACTGGAGTTCTTCATCGCTGTCAACCCAAGGGGTCAGCGGTATTTCTAATGCTGTTTGTGCAAGTCGTTCTGCTTTGAGTTCGACTCTTGACCGAACCATGTCTGCAACATCAGCCCATGCGTTTGACTGTATTGCTTCTACGATAGCCTGACTATCGCATATCGCATCTGCAACATCTTCTGAGTTGATGTCTTGCAGTGCCATCCATTTTTCTCTTTCTAAATCAATCATCATTCACTCCTGTTAAAAAACCTATCAATGTGTGTATTCTGTCAGACACTATCATAATTGATATAGGGGATTTCCCTAATACAGTTATTTACCAAATCATTTTTTGTTAGATGAGGATTTTGAGTAGATCGACACTTGATTCTTGTCGTTGATTTCACCCTTTTCCTGTCGTTTCTTTGCAGAATTATCGCCCTGTATATAGCGTTTCATCTTTTGGTCTGTCAACCAGACTGATGGCTGTCCTTTGTAATCAAATGCTGTAGTCATGTGTTCTTCTCCTTGAGTTTGGCTTCAATAGCGTTGTAAAAACTAAGCTGTGTTGTTGTGGACTCCATGCAACAAGCCGCTATTTCTTCAACCGTCAGCCCTACCCATTCACGCTTTGGCGCAATAACACCATGCTCTGATTCAAACTTCATTGTCCTGCCGCAAAGGCAGTTGTATTGAACTATCTTCATAGGCGTTGCCCATGCTTCACGGGCCTTGACAAAGTTGTAATCTTCCATGCTCATGTGTTCTCCTTGAGTTTGATGCACTCCACGCCTTCCCACTTGCACACAGGTTGTTCCTTGCACATGATGACAAAGCCCTCAATGTCACCATCGCCACCGCAGGACTGCACCTCATACCCGTAGTCACCGATTTGCACAATCATTGGTACATCAGGGTCAATCATGTCGCTTTTGTCTTTCCATTTACTTGTTTGCCATTCATGCTCAACATCCATCATGGTTGCCATGACAAAGCGCATAGATTGTGATTTCAGAATCATTGTGGTTTCTCCTCCTCATCAAAATTCATTTCAGGTGGGTGTTCAATGTCGTCATGCACAATTACGCCATACTCATCTGCTGGCAAAAACCTGCCGCACACTACGCAGTGGTAGCCCTGTTTCAATACTTCAATCATGTGTTTTTCTCCTTAAGTTTGGCTTCAATGGCTTTGCCATATTCCATCCAATCAAGTGATTCTTTGTACCAAATGTCGCAATGCTCATCATCAGTCAGCCCTACCCATGTGCGCTGTGGTGGGTGGGTTGCTTCACCTCTGGCTCTGATGGCGGAGGCGCAAGTCACGAATGCGCCGCCTATCATGCTCAGGCCGTCTAAGTGTTCCTCACACGCCTTTGCACAGGCTTCACGCTCAATCAAAACCGCTTCATTAAAGGCGGCTACGCCTTTTTCATAGCCATTCTGAAACGCTTTGGCGGCTACCAGTTTGACAAAAGCTTCAAGACGCAACAAAGCAGATTTATGCCAATTACATTCGCCATACACCTGTGTAGCCATCGCAATGATTTCATCTTGTGTCATTCCTGTACCCTCTTTTTATAGCTCTCTGTCAGCAATTGCTTGAGCCACTTTGATGCGCCAATTCGTTTCCATTCCTCATACTGCCATGTCGTAAGTTTTGCTCCAATACGCTTTTGTGATGTGGTTAACTCTGATTTTGGTCTAGGCATTTCATGTTCCTGATGTAAATTGCAAAACTGCTAATGGTATCTTTACCAAAGCCTGTCATCTTCTCAATATCAAGTGCTACTTGTTCAAGAATGTCGTTCCTGAGTTCGTCATAGACTTGTTGTTGTGTCTTCCATTCAGACATAGATTCCTCGCTTTTCGCAAACGGTGGCATAGTTTTTTGCTTTCTTTTTGTGAAGCCTGATACAAGCCTTTAAAAGACTTTTCTTCTTGCTGGCAACTTGGATGCTCTGTGGCGTGACAGGTCGTGTCAAGACATGGTTTACACCCATCAGCAAAGCAACAATGAGTGCCACACGCCCAAAGACTTCAGAGAATGTCATCATCGTCATTTTGTTCAATGAGGTTTAGGATTGTGGCGTAATCTTCTGTGGATAAATCATCAGTAATGTCCACCCATTTGCCATCAATAAACTTTTGTAACTCAAAGCAGTATTTGTCGTTGAGTCCCTCTTTGGGACTGTAGTCAAGGTCGTATGACCACTTGACCCTCAAGTCCCATTCTGCTTCAGGTAGTTTTAAATCTTTCAGTTCATCTAAACACACATCAAATTTCATATACGCCTCTCTGTTGTTGAATGGATAATGTACGACACTATTAATTCTGTTGTACACTAGGATATACCCTTATTGTCAAACACTAACCTCACTGATACTTTAGGCACATGGCACGAAACAAATCAGAAATCACAGGCAGTCCACACAAAATCGCTACTAGAGTTACTTTTGACCAATGGTCAGAGTTTCGTAGGTTAGGCGGTTCTGTCTGGCTGAGAAATTACCTCAAGAATTTAATTGAGAATCGACAAGATGAAAAAAAGTAATTTTTAATGTATGATTGTTTGAAACACGGCTAGATGAGGATTGATCCCCTTATCGAAAAGAGAACCCACCCCTCCTGCCGCAGTTTC